TTATCACGGTCAAAGCGGTCGCCGCAGTATTTACACACCACGAAGTGTGCCATAATATCACCTCTATAATATAATTATATCATAAAATTCAATAAAAAACAAAAAGAGAAGATATATTTAAACTTATATTATATCTTCTCTCCTTTCTTACTTAATTAATTCTTCTATTTCTAATACAATTAAATTTAATTGTTCAACTTGTTCTCTTGTGCATTGACTTGCAAGTTTACCTTTACCTAAATATTTTTCAGTAATTTGAACAATTTTAGGTGACCATACAGTTTTCATTTCTTCTTCTGAATGAGTATTAATAATATTAGTAACAATAGTATCAAACTTATTTTTTACTTCATCAAAATCTAATTCTTTGATTTCTTTAACTCCTCTTTCATTAGTAAATAAATCTGCTTTTCCACTTGCTTTTTCTTCTTTATCAATAGCATCATTAATTGCTTTTTCTAATGATTGATAATTAAATTCAATCTCAGGTTCAATATATTTAAATCTACTTTTTGCGTCTACAGAATTATCTGCTGACCTTAAAGTAAGCATAACTTTAGAGTTACCATTTGCATCTACTACACTATGAGCATATCCAAAAATATCTACCATATTTTTAATAATTTCATCATAAGCAGTCGATAATGATGTAACTGTTTGATTGTATTCAGAACCATCTTGACGTTTAAAAGTTTTATCTTTAGCATGAGAAATAAAGAATAATGAATATCCTAGTTGAGAAATAGTTCTAAAAGTTTCTTCAAATTCTTTCTTAACTTTTGCCCAGCCATTGACAGACCATCCACCATCACCAATATTTTCAATACCTAATTGACCACATATATATTTTTCACATAATGCGGCAGCTATATCTACAGTATCGACAACTATACAACGATAAGCTTCTTTAACTTCTGGTTTCTTTAATTCTCTAACAATTTGTTTCATTTCTCCCCAAGTAGAAACGTCTTGTGCCATAATACCTGGAATTGCATTATAGCCTTTTTCAAATGCAAGTAATAGAGCGTGGTCCATTTGTGATGCAAGTGTAGTTTTACCAGTACCTGCCGCTCCATAAATATAAGTAATATAAGTACTTAAATCACGACTTACTTTATGAGGCTCTATTGACAATAAATTAATAGCCATTTTTTTTCATCTCCTTTTCTATTTTTGAAAAGAGGAGGTTTTAATCTCCTCTTATATATTTATATTAAAAGTTAAAAGTTCCTGTTTGAACAGTTGCTGCAACTGGTGCTGCTTGAGCAGGAGCTGCCGCTTTTTGAGCTTGATAGTCATCTCTACGTTTCTTAATATCTGCTAATTTTAATTCTCTATCTTGAGCTGCTTTTGTAATTTCTGCTTTTGTGATAACAGTTTCATCTTCCATATCATATGGAACACTTGCTGCACCTGTAACAATCCATTCTTTTACTTTTCTTTCATATGTTCTAACTGCTTCTTCTCCAAATGCAGTATCTTCTTTTACTTCATTTGAAAGTGTTACACAATTAATTCTACCCCAAACTTTAGTTAATACTGGTTCACTTTGACTTGCACCTAAATCTTCAAAATAAGTCATACCATCTGGGTTTCTAACTATATATTCAACAGGTAATAAATCATTTCTAAAATTAAATACAGCACCTTTGATAACTATATAATCTTTTTCAATATTTTTCTCAGGATCTGCTTCTACTCTAGTTGCATTTGTAATTAAAATATCAGTAGTAAAAGTGTTTCTTTCATTTTCTGGTCCTAAGTCAGATATAAAACTAACAAATCCGCCTTCATTAACTTTTGTTGAAACTAATCTATCATCTTGAGTATAAAAATCATTTACAGATAATGCTGTATCAATTCTTACTTTTGTAGCTTCATCCTTACCTTTTTCAATCCAAGTATTATTATCATTAATAATTTTATCTAAATTTGCATATGTTGCATTTTTATTTCCTGAATTATTTGTTTCAGTTACATATGTAAAATGAACTGGGATAACAACTAATCCTTCTTCATCAACAGCAATTTCTAGATTACCAGAGATAAACTCTTTTCCAAAATTTGCTGAAGCTTGATTTTGTACAGTTTTCTTTACTAAATTATGTTGATAAATTCTTCCAATAATTCTTTCTGTGTTAATCATTTTCTTCATATTATTTTTCTCCTTTTAAAACTAATCAATATATATTTATTATATCAAAAATTTTTTCGCATGTCAAGTGCGGCAACCATTACCACAATTAATCTTTATTTTGTATATAATGAAAATGTCTTCTAGATATTTCATTACATATATGAATTTTTAATGCATCATCTGCATTAAACCACCAATCTTTTTTATAGTATTTATTATATTGAGCTTCTGTAATTCCAACTCTATCTAAGAAAAATAGTCTAATATTTTTTGCAAGAGTATCTATAATATTTTCTTTACTATAAAAACCATAATCTTTTTGTGTTTCACTTTCGAGATTTTGATTTAATATTGAGTCTGTATACATAAAAGTTGCATTAGAATATGCTAATCTTTTATGTCCTGCTAAATAAATTAAAAAACTTTCTTTTTGAACTGTACCTATATTAAATGTATAGACAGGTGTTCTTGACATACAAATTGAATCAACAATTGTAATTGCTGCATCTAAACTGCCACCTAACGAATTAATATAAATTTTAATAGGTTCTCTTTCAGGAAAAAGTTTACCTAACTCTTCATCTTCAATATTTCAAAATCTAATAAAGGTATCTATGTTATTAGCAATAGTTGGTGTTACAGTGTCAATTCTTAATTCTCTATTTTTTAAATTCAAATATTTAGATATATCTTCAAAAGATTGTAAATTTTCAATACTTTTTTTCTCTTTCTTATTTAAAGATAATAACATAAAATATCTCCTTTCATTTTCTAATTATATTATATCATTTTTATTTTTAGAAAACAAGTTAAGATTTTTTATTACCAGTGTTGCTATTATATCCAAAATTATAACTATCATATAAATTAATGTAAAAAGTTTCTTTAGTATCGAGATCTGCGGCAGCACATGTTTCAAGTAATTCAAAAGTAAAATTATCAATACCATCTTTTTTCATTGCAATATATAATTTATTATTTGCGGGAGTATCTATTCCTAAACCGCACTTCATATGTTCACGCCAACGTTCACGCATTTTTTTAGCCTGTCCTATATAACACATCTTGTTAATCTTATTTGTAATTTTATATATTCCACACACTTCATCTGAACCAAGCACTCTTGCTGCAAGTTCATTTGCACGTTTAGAATAATAGGCTTGCCATATTATCATACGAATAGGACGAGGGTCTCGAAGCTCAGACTCAATAGATTGTAATACTCTTACTTCTCTTTTATCTACCTCATCAATAGACAAAGAATAGAATTCTGCTTGTTGTTGTATTTCTTCTTCTCTTAATTGAGCTTGAAGTGCGGCGGCACGGGTTGCAGAGATTTTATCAAGATCTATACGGACAGACCCTATTTCCGCCAATAATTCATCTTGTTTTAATTCATAACTTTGATTTAATAAATTAATTGCCGCATCCATTTCTTCTTCTATTTTTTTATATTCTTCATTTAAAACATTATTATAATTTTCAAATGCTTCTCTGCTTATTTCGGTAGAATTGTTTAAAGAGTTTTTTATAACATCTAAATCTTTATTTTTTTCATTTATTTGCTCTTGTAAAGAAAATTTTTTATCTTTTAAATTTTCTAATTTATTAGATATTTGTTCAATTTCTTTTTCTATTTTTTCTTTTTTCTTATAAATATTACTATTAATTTCTTCAATTTTATCTTTTCTATCTTTTTCTCTACTATATAAATAATATAAATAGCAACAAATAAAAAATAAAACTAAAAATACTAATAATATTATAGTTTGCATATTCACTCCTTAATAAAAAAGCAAAGGTAGTTACCTACCTCCGCTTTTATTTATTTAATTTAAATTATTCAGCGTCTTCAGCGTCAAAATCGTGAGTACGTCCTTCATCAGTTAAGCTAATGTATTTTACAGTTTTGTGACCTACTGTTCCATCTTCTTTAGTATATTCTTTTTCAGCTTCAGTTCTTATTGTATATCCTTTCTTTTGGAATGCAGAAGTAACGATACCATTAACTTGTTTAACTTCTAATCCTGTTCCTTCAGCGATATCAGCAGCAGTCATATTTTTTCCATCATTTGCTCTTAAAAAATCTAATACTAATTTACTATTTGGTTTTAACATATAAATCTTTCTCTCCTTTTTAAACCATATATTTATTTTATTTATACATATATTATATCAAAAATATTTTATCTTGTCAATAATTTTTATGTATATTTTGTAATGAAAAATTTTATTTATATATTTCTTTTTCATTTTACATATATATTATACTAAAAATTTTTTTGTAAATCAAACATATCAATAAACATCTGCTCATCTATAATAGATTTACCAAGCTCTTTAGCTTTTAAATTCTTGGCTGAAGTGCTTTCAGTGTCATTATTAATTAAATAATCTACATTTGGAGACATGGCGCTAACTACTTTTCCTCCAAGAGAAGTTATAAAACTAGATAATTCATCTCTATTTTTCCAATGTTCTTTTGTTAATTTACCAGTAATACAAAATGTTTTACCTTCTAATTTTTGTTCTTTATTTTCTTCTACTTTATTATTTATAGTTAAATAATTTTCTACAATATAATCTAATTCAATATAATTAAAAGTTTTTAATGATTTATTCATTTCATACCCGAAGCCTTCAATAGTTGAAAAATCAAAATCATTCTCTGTAGCTTCTCTAAATTCTTTATAAGTAGAGAATTTTTTAACTATATCTCTTGCAACTGCTCTTCCAATAAGCGGGATGCCTGCCGCGCTAATTATAGACTCCAAATCACAATTGCAACTGTCTTTAATTGCTTGTAATATATTTGTTACAGATTTTTCTCCAAAGCCAGACTTGCTTATCCACTCTTTTTGATATTTATCTAATTTAAACATATCTAAAACTGAATTAACCCAACCCCAATCAATTAATTTTTCGATTGTAGCCTTTGATAATCCTTTTGCATTGATACCACTTCTTTTACTAAAAAAATGTTCAATTCTATTAAGTAAAAGTCCTTCACAAGATGGATTGCCGCAACGTAAAAATATACTACTATTATCTCCAAATAATTCAGTTGCATGACCACAAATAGGACAATATTCTGGAGGTATTAATAAACTTTCAATTGGAACTATTTCATTTTCATTATATTGCTCTACTTTTGATATTTGAGGAATAATCATATTGCTTTTGTATATCCAAATTTTTTGTCCCTTTTTTGGTGTACCATTAAACAAATCTCTAATTACACTTATATTGTGTAGACTAGCACGATTACAAATTGTTCCTTCAATATCTATATCTTTATATATTGCAACAGGCGTAAGAAGGCCTGTACGCCCCATAGTCCACTCTATATCTAGAAGAGTGGTTTCATATTCTTCATCATAAAATTTATATGCTAATCCGCCCTTAAAATGATGATCTGTGCGGCCGGCTGCCTCATAATCATTACAATCATCATACTTAAAAACAATACCATCAATTGGATAAGATAATATTTTACAAGTCGCCTTTATTTTTTCTATTGCATCTTCTACTTCCAAAGAATTATAATTATCTTCAAATTCATATGGAACAATAGTAAAACCAAAATCCATAAGACGTTTTAATTTTACTGTTAAATATTGTAAATATTCTAATCCTTTAATGCAATCCCAAGCTACAAAAGTAAGATTGCGGCTAGCACTTTCTTTGCTATCTAATAATCTTATACTACCACTTGCAAAATTTCTTGGATTTTTATATTCTTTTTCAAAAGATTTAAAATTTTCATATGTACAAATAACTTCTCCATCTACAATTAATTCATGTTTCCAATTAATTTTTTTAGGAACATTTTTAATTTGAAGAATATTATGAAGAATATCTTCTCCTTCAACTCCATTTCCACGGGTTTCCGCAGATACTAATCTACCATCTACATATCTTAATGAACAAGTTAAGCCATCCATTTTAGCCATAGCTATATAATCATTATTACCAATAAAAGATTTAATATCATCTATTGATTTAGTTTTATCTAATGATAACATAGGATGATTATGTGTTACTTTATTTAATTTATTTACAACTTGATAATTAACTCTTTGAGTTGGGCTGTCTGGTAAATAAATACCATAATAATTTTCTAACTGTTGTAATCCAAAATACATATCATCCCATTCTTTATCACTAATTAGACTTTGTCCCATATCATAATATTTTGTATAATAATTTAGTTTATCTATTAATTCTTGTATTTTATATTCGTGTATTTTATCTGGATCCATCTCCTATTCACCTACCTTAAATATTTCATAAGTTCTACCATCATATTCATTATCAGCGGGACAGCCTGTTGAATAATAAGTTAAATAATTTTCTGTATAACCTAAATATTTATAATCTCCATACTCATTTTCATAAAGAGTGTTATGATTTTTAATAGCTTTATCAATTAAATCTTCATCTTCATAATCATAACAAATAGATTTTAATTCTTCTGAAGCCTCTTCTAAAGTATCATATTCTCCAACAATAGACAATATAATAGGTCTTTCATAACTTCCTTTTGAGCCTTCCATTAATAAATACATACTATTCATCCTCCTTTTTATTTTTTTTATTATAATACTTTTTTAATAAATCTTTTAATTCAGTATAACAAGAACAACAATAATCCAACCTCATTGTACAATTATTCAGCTCAGATTTATAAGTGGGTAAAATTAATTTATAAAATTGATTATGATTTTTAGCTGTATAGCCACAAATATCACAAATACAACCAAATTGATTTCTAGCCATTTTATTCATCTTCCTCACAATCTTCATAATAAGCTTGTATTGCCTCACTATATCCGTACCAGTTATCAACACCAAATGCTTCTAAATAACTTAGTTCTATTTCAGCTTTTTCCATATTATCTAAATACTTTCTTACTTCATCTATTTCTTCTAATGTTGCATTATGTTTTATATAAAATTCTACAATTTTGTCATTATCCATAAACATTCTCCTTTCTATATAATATATTATATCATTATTTTTTATAAAAAACAAAAAGAGAAGATTTGACTTCTCTTATAATTTTACTATTGAATTGATTTTACTATCTTTAATCATTTTATTTCCAAGTGTTGTTCTACCAAGTAAAGGAATATCTGTTGCGGCAATGCATATAGAGTTGCTACCAATTAATAATAAATTATTTTCATCAGTTACCATTGCGGCGCCCGCGATTATACCTTTGTATATAGCAAGCCCTTTACCAGATCTACCTTGAGTAGGCAATTCGCTAATTGCTGTTTTCTTTCCTAAGCCATCCTCACTAAATACTGCAACTGTGGCTTTTACATCTCGAATCGGTAATCCCGCAATTACTTCATCTCCATCTGCAAGTTTAATAGTTTTAACTCCGGCAGTTACACGACCAATTGCCGCAATTTCTTTAGTTTCAAAATGAATAGACATACCTTGTTTAGTTATGAGTATTATATCTTCTTCATCCATTAATTCAATACTAGCAATAGAATCTCCTTCTTTTAAATTGATTGCTGCAATACCAGTACTCTTTTTTGCTTTTGTATATTCTTCTAATAAAGTCTTTTTAAACATACCTTTTTTAGTTATAAATACAACATATTTGCTATTATTTTCTTTTGCTAAATTAGTAATTGCAATAATTTTTTCATCTTGTTCAATTTTTATTAATGAACTTACATGAGTTCCTTTTGAAACATTTGTTCCAACAGGAATTTTATCAACTAATAATTTATACATTTTTCCTTTATCGCTAAATAATAATAAATTATCAATAGTATTAGTTTTAATAGTAGCCATTATAGCATCATCTGCGGTTTTAACACCTTTGCCGCCTTTTCTTTGTGTGCGGAAACTAGATTTAGCTATCCTTTTTATATCTCCAGTTTGAGATAAAATAACTACTACATCTTCAGGAATTACTTGTTCAGTTTCTTTATCTTCTTTTGTTATTTCAATTTGAGTTAATTCAGTTCTTCTTGCATCTCCATATTTTTTAACTAAATCATCTAATCTACTTAATATAACTTTTAATTGTTCATCTTTCGAACTTAATATTTTATTTAATTCATTTATAGTTTCTAATAATTTAGCTTTTTCATCATTAAGTTCAACGCCTTCAAGTTTTGCTAAACTACCTAATCTCATAGCAACTATTGATTTAGCTTGTGGTTCAGAGAAGCCAAATTCACTTGCTAAGCCATCTTTTGCGGCAGTACTACTAGCAGATTTTTTAATAAATGCAATAATAGTGTCAATATCTTCTAATGCTTTTAATAAACCATTTACTATTTCTAATCTGGCTTCTGCTTTTTCTAAATCAAAATTACATTCTTTAATTAAACATTCAATATTATGTTCAATATATATTTTAATACAATCTTTTAAATTTAATTCAGTAGGAGTTTTATTTATTAAAGCAACTTGATTATATGAAAAACTTGTTTGTAAATTAGTTTTAGCAAATAATTTATTAGCAATAACATCAGGATTAATATCTTTCCTACATTCTACTACAATTCTTAATCCCTTTTTATTACTTTCATTTCTAATATTAACAATATCACTTAATTCTTCTTCTGCAATTTTGCCTATTTCCGCAATAAGTGATTCAGTAGATTCACCATAAGGAATTTCATAAAACACTATATTTTGTTTTTCTACTTTATATCTTGCTCTAATTTTAACACTACCATGACCAGTTTCCATTATTTTTGGAATATCATCTTTATTAATTATAATACCACCAGTTGGAAAGTCAGGCCCAGGTAACATAGGTTCTTTACCATCTATATAATCATGAATTGCGGCAGCTACCTCTTTAAGGTTGTGAGGTGCAAAATTACATG